TTCGAAAGGATTGCCTTCCATGTCAGATACCAATTTTGCATCGGTAGCATCAGAAGTATTGTTTTTAGCCTTATTAGATTGTTTCCACAATTCTAAAACATCCTCATTCTCAGCAGTAATGATGTCTTGGAACTTTTGCATTAGCTCCATATCTTCTTTTGAAAACTTAACTTCGTCTTCATTTACTTTGATTTGAGATACATAGAATATGTTACTACCTGCTTTTCTTTTAGTAGTATCTAAAGACAATGTGTGATTAAACATTAACTTCTTTCTATTCTTAAGACTTTGCATAGCCTCGCCTACAGGTGTAAAGTTACTACCTGTAACTCTCCATAGCACAGGTTTATGGTCTACTTTTACCTTATCTCCTGCACCTGTAACACCATCAATACTAACTGTACCATATACTAAACGATAACATTTAATATTCTTTTGATGTTCTAACTCAGACTTTGATAACTTATCCCTTTCTTTAAAAGGAACTTTACCACATCTAGTTCCACCACTAGTATCAATAGGTTCGTCCTTCCAATTTTTAAATATAACAGAACGAGTAGAAAATTTATTCTGCTCTGCATCATATTCCATAAACTGAAATGAATTTAAGAATGGTCTAAATATTGCAGGTTTACCATACACCATAGACTCTACACCAGAGTCATATACTGCATAAGTTCCTACAGGTATTTGATTACCATCATCATCCTCTGGCTGTCTATTTATAGTTAGCCTAGGCAATGTGTTAGGGGAGGTTTGACCCTCCTCCTGCCCAATCATTTCCATGATTTGACTTGTACTTAATTTTTCAAAGTTTTGTAATTGTGTATCTTCACTCATAGATACCTCCTTTTTTAAAACTGCTTCTAGCATAAATTTACTCCTTTGTCAAGAAAATTATTGTACATAAGTTATTTTTTTTGTTCTTACAGCAACCAAGCCATAAGATTTAGCAAACCACAACAAATAGCTTTGTAATTCTTCAGAATCACTAACATAAATAGTTGTAGGTCTCTTACCATAATCTATCTTAAACTGATAGATTAATTCTTCTATCTTAGAAAAAGCCATAGCTTCTTCATCATTTACCCAAGAGAAATTATCTTCTTCAAATAAATCTCCTATCGTCAGTACGTCAGAGTGCATTTTTATGTTCCTCTCCCTTTATGGAATGATATGCAAATTTAATATCATCCATATTGATACTAAACTTCTCGCCACGAACAATAACCTTACTGTCAATGTTCGCTTTGATATTTTCTTCTAAAGTTAAATCTGGGTCAATAAGTTCTTCAACTCCCATCATAAATATTTTCATTGCACCCATATTACTTCATCCTTTCATCTATTATCTTGCCTATTGCAAATACCATAAATGCAATAGAACAAGTTACAATTAAAATTAATCCAAGTAAAATATTTGTTATCATACTTCCCTCATTTCTAGCCAATTATATCCTACCTTAACATCTGTGTCAAGGGGAACATTGAAGTCTATATCATAATGTTCTTTCATCATTGGCACTACATTTCTAGCACCTTTCTTAACTATGTCAATAATCATGTCCTCTTCATCTGGGTGGACATCTATCAACACAGAATCATGAATAGTATTAATCAATAGACTCTTCACTTTATTTTGTACCATTAGATTATCTACAGCTATGCAAGTCAATGGTACAATATCTGCAGTAGCAAATCCCTGTACAGGATAATTCTTTACCTGCGTAGAGTTTGAAGATGAACCCCAGGGCATCCTGCGAGCAAATGGAAATGCATACTCCCGACCACTTGGTAGCGACACCACCTTATAGTTTATAGCATCACTTTCTAATTGGTCGTGCCATTTTGCTATGTCTTTGTACTTAACTAAAAATTCTTTGTAGTATTTCTTTTCAGATTCAGTACCAGACATACCTCCATACAAAGGCTTGAATGTGTGGCCTTTAGCTTCTTGCCTAGATACACCTATCACATCTGCTGTGAATTGATGTATGTCCACTTTATTTTGTATGTCAGCCATACCCTGTCTATCTTGAGATAAGAACACAGCAGTTCTAAATTCTAACTGTGCAAAGTCCATCTCTAATATTTTACCACCTTCCCATCTAGATGTTACAACCCTTCTTATAGGAAATGTTTTACCTCTTGGTTGATTCTGGAAGTTAGGGTCTCTACTAGATAGTCTACCTGTAGCTGTAACACATTGCATAAACTTTGGATGTAAACTTCCATCTTTATTACAATGACTTTTTATACCTTCAACAAAAGTATTTAAATAAGTTTCTAAAGCATTGTATCTGGTAATACATTCTATAAACTCATTTAGTTCTGCATCATCTGTATTAGTCAACTTACCAAGAGTTACCCTATCTGTTTTAAATCCACCCTCTGATACATCAGATACAAAAGAAGGATTTAATGTAAACCCTGCTCTAGCTTTTGTTTCTTCATATATTATACCTGTACCAGAACAATGATGGCAAGGAGATAAGTTTTTATATGGTTCGCCATTTACTTTTATCTTCTGTATTCTACCCTGTCCACTACAATGTATACATTGATGAGACCTAGTTTTGTAAATAGGCTGTGTCATCTGTGCAACCATTCTTGTAAATTGTGTACGAGATAGTTTAGGTTTTTTCTTTTGCTTTTTAGTTTGTGGGTCTATACCTATGTTAAATGCTTCTGCCCATTTCTTTTTATCTACAACTTTTACACCATATATAAGCCATGATAATTGTTCTGGACTTGCAGGATTTATTCTAGTATCGCCCATACGTTCCCAAATTATAGTATCAATCTTTTCTCTTAATTCATCATACTCAATTTTAAATTTAGTTTCTACATCATGTAATGCATCTAAATCTATTTGAATACCATTCATTTCCATTTTAGTTAAGACTTGTAAAAAAGAGTTCATCATCTTTACTGTGGGAACTAGGTTTCTATTTTTAGCTTGTTTAAAATCATCTACTTGAGAATGGTATAGTTCTCTAGTAACAGCTATGTCCTGTCTACCATACTCCTCTACAATCTTAGATGGCATCATTTCAAACGATATACCTTGATTAATAAAA